AATCTTGTACGTAATCTTGTACGTAATCTTGTACGTAATCTTGTACGTCCTTATGCTGCCGCCTCCAATTCGCTGGCAAATCTTGCCCCATGCTCTGCCCACTCCCTTAGTGACAGGTGGTTTAACTGCTCAACGTGGACCGGCTGAGTACCCCACAGGGCAAACTTTGGACGGTCATCCCCGTGCATCAAAGGGTGTGTGTCGTAGACGAATGCAAAGTAGACAGGTCGCCCACAGTAGGTGCTTTTGTGGAGCTTCAGGTATGGACACCCAATGGCCTTAAGTATCTGGTTGCTGGTTATACGTTTACTCATGGTTCATCCTTTCCGTTAACTGAAGCAGTACTCACTGCTAAGGACACTAGAGACATCTAGTGATCCCTTAGGTGGAACCTTAGCCAAATCCATGTCGGGATTAGCCAGGCGCGCCCTGCATTCCTTCTCGAAGTCAGACAGGACACAGGTGCCCTCGTAGATGTCGACCAAAGACGCCCTGATGCAGTGGTAGAAACTCCAAGTATCAGCACCCAAGGTGCCAAATGAGTCATGGATCATAAAGAAGTCTTCTACACCGGCCTCAAGTCCCGATAGGATGGCTTGACACATGTGCCCGGAATCCAGTGAGTGAACCCAGTTTGCTGCTATAGACGACCTGCTTTTGCGTGTGTCAAAGACGTTAGTGTCTTGCTGTACATTGACCCTGGTCTCCTTCAGGATCTTAGCTTCCCGGTCATACAGAAAGATCCGAGCTCTCTCCGCTTTGTCCTTGGTGTACCTGGCAACACATGGAAAGTCACTGGGGCTCCTCCAGCGTACACTCTTGCCCTCTCTGGCCAGCGCATCAGCATAGCTCTGTAGGAACACCATGCCGTCTTTTACGCTCTCCAGGGTTTCACTGATGACAGAATAGTTGATTGACGCTAAGGACCGCGCATGATTGGCCTGAGACTTCTCGTCACCAAAGGGGTGATTAGACATCTCGTTGTAGTTTACCTGTTTCTGGAGGGGATGCATTAGGTCCTCAATGATCTGGTCACCCATCCCACGTTGTACCGAGTTGTAGCCAAAGGTCATGGTATTTCTCTTGACAGTCTTCCTTGTGATGCCCCAGTCCAGCCAAGCCTTTGCCTCAGGTGTGTCCTCAATCTTCAGGCGATCAGTGACGGCATCGGCGACGATCTGGTAGACATCCTGACACTGCTGGCTTGGGACTAAATTAACCATAGCAGCATCGTGTTGGTTCTTGAGGGCCAGTGCGTAGTGTTGTGTGCCACTGTTGGTTCCGTCCAAAGATATTGGCAGATGGCACACATAGTCTGGCCCCTCTGTCAGCATCTTTTGGTATTCCCAACAAGCAGCCAAGAACTGCATAGGCTTGTCTGCCTTAGTCCAGGTATCGTAGGTTGCCTGGTAGTCATTGGCACAGGCCAAGATCATCTCTTCGTTGTCCATGACCCACTGGATGCGGTCCTCCAAAGACTTTTTAGACACTTTGTCGAAGTCGCCTACGTTGGCCAATTGGATCATAAGCCAACCCTGGGCTGTTTCATCCAGTTTCTTACCCCTAGCAAACATGAAGGTGGCTTTGATGTGGTCATCTCTGTGGTATTGGTAATGACTGACCGGATACATGCGGCCCCTGAAATCAAAAGACCAACCAAGCCAGAACTGATCAAACGACGATAGGTAGTCTATAATCTTTAGATCTTCTTGGAGGACACAGACGTTGGTCACAGCCTCACGCTTCTTGGTATGCCACTGCTTTCGGTCCCTTCTGACCTGCCTAATGTATTCCTCAGAGTGCTCACTAGGGTTTTCGGGGTGTGGGGTTTGCTCTGGTGGATCTAGGTCAGGAAAACCTTCATATCGTTTACCTTCATCACGGACCCACTTGATGACCTCAACGACCTTAGTGTTGACCTTCAAAGGTGTCGCCTGGAGTGCGTTAATGGCTCTGATATAGTCCGGGATGCCCTTTAGGAAATCATGCTTCACAGCGCGTCTCTGCTCTGCTGTGGACTTCCTGACCAGGGGGGTAAGAGCACCTAAGATTTCGTCTTGGTAGACACCCGTGTCGAAGGATGTCCAAGGTTTAGGTGGTACGACAAGTGGCATAAACATAGGAGATGCCCAGCTGTCACTAAAGGCCCTGTCTCTCACGGCAATCTCAGCAGTTGGGGTTAAGCTGATGTGTCTTCTGGTGTTGTGCTTAATGGCCCTGCCTGCCCACTCAGCGTTATTCTCAGTTGTGACCAAGAATATGTCACAGGCCTCTAGGATTGCGTTGATTATAGGTGAAGCAATCGAGGCCTTAGCTTTTGATGACCACTTGTCTTTGGTAAACCCAGCCGACTTGGCGATATGACGTACAGCCCTAAATCTGTAGGTTTCACTAGAGTGGTCCTTAGTCACCTGTTTGACCAGGCGAGTGTATAGGTCCTTGTCATAGAGCTTGAGCTCTTTAGCCCAACTTTCGTTCTCTACTCTAGAACCTATGCTGACTAAAGTGGCACCGTAGGTAGATCCATTAATGACAGCATCATAACAACAGTTCAGACCTAAGTAGGCTAGGGTAAGGTGGTCCTGGTCCTTTAGTTCATCATACCAGAACGACTTCTTACCCTGGCCACTTTTGAACCTGGTCTCGTCGTTTGAAATGTACTGTTTGATTACTTCAGCGACTTTGGGAAGTGCGTCTGCGATTATAACGTGAGCGGCTTCCTGAGAACTGCCCTTTAGTTTTGCCTGTCTTGCCTCATATCGTTCATGACCCTTTTGGACCATCTGGGCCTCTAGGGCCTCTTGTTCTTCTAGTGTTGTCTTTCGCCCGTACCCATCAGAGGTACTTTTGTCGCGCTGGTTCTGAGTTTTGGTCGAATGAATTTCCGGTGGACCGTTTGGCTTATGACGCCAGCTTGTTACAGTCTGACCATAAAAGCCGCTGCTGTACTGCGATGATCCTTCTTGTGCATCATGTGATATGGTTGGCTTTAAGCCTATGCCCTTGGTGCCTCTGCTTTCTTCAGTCATTATGTATTCTCCCGTTTTACTAACCCGCGTGGAAACTAAAGTACTCTAGGTTGTATCTAGAGGGGTCTCTTAGTCAGGCCATTGTTTTTACTGTGTTTTAAATATGGGCTTTTAACTCTATTCTGGCACTAAACGGGGGACGGGGGTGGGTAGCTACTAGAACAGTTTCTCCGGGAAAGATTAACCACCCCGAGACTACGACCCAGTGCTTGGCCGTAGGCGTATTGTATTTGTGTTTTGGCTAACATGTCACACATGATTCTCAGCAAATGACAAACTGATGGTAGAGTCAAACGCGGCATACAATTGTGTACATTATATTTCATGAAGAGTAGACCCGAGCCATGTTGTCGTTGATGTCTGCCGCCTTTTCGTAATCAATGTGGACGTATTTAGAAGTCGTCTTTGGGTCTCTGTGGCCCATGACCTCCATGACCATGAAGTGATTTACATTTAAGTCATTCACAAGCGCGCTACAGTATGTATGCCTGGTGGTGTGGAAACAAACCTGCTTGTCACCTTTGAACACAGTGCGGCGCATCTCCTCCAATTCTGCATAAAACTGCTTATGTAGCCAATAGCTATTAGGATCCATGTCCAGTACTTCTAAAGCATTGCGCGCGTCCTCGTTGATTGAAACCTTTCGGTCATCACCATTCTTCGTGTCCACCAGGTTGACATACAGGCGCCCCTTCTCGGTACTGAAGCTGTCCGGTTCAATCGACTTGATCTCACCCAGCCGCATGCCAGTGTTTAGCCCTATCGTAAAATAGTGTCTCATCCAGCTGATGTCATCGCCGATGTAGGTGCCCCGGCACTTTCTGTACCTTTTTCGCAGCACTGAGTTGTCGAAGAACTTATAGATCTGACCAATCTCAGATGGTGTAAACGTCCGCACCCGTCCACTCTTGACTTTGTGGCACTTACCCAGCTTTGGTAATTGGTCACTGGCCAGGACACCATATTCCACTGCATGTGAGTAGAGGGCGCCCAGGGCAGCCTTGTAGTGATTGCATGTGTTCAATTTCAAGCCGCGCTCTTCTTGTAACCAGAAGTCAAAGTCGATGAAATCCACCGCTTTCACTTGGTCTAGCTCCTGGTTGCCAGCAAAAGATATAAAGAGATTGATCTTGGCCCGGCTCTCAGACAAATGCTTATCTCGCCAGATCCGGTGGGCATGGGTGTTCAGGAAATCAGAGATCTTCATGCTGCCACCTCCTTAGTCTGATTAAGGAAGTTACTGGCAAGGCTCCTGATAGACAGGAATTCTTCTAGGGATAGGTCAAATGAAAACTTAGTATATGCACCAGTCACGCATGTTGAGGTAGAAGCCCCTATATTGCGCCGAAAGCTGCCTTCTTTGTAAAACATACTGAAGAGACACCCAAAATCAGGTGATGGCCATGTTTTAGTGGCGTCTAATCTGGATTCTATACCGCACTCAGCCCAGAAACTTAGGGATATCTTTTTGGTTTTTATACTATGCCCAATTCTAAACCCTGTGTATTCTCCAGGTTTGCCACGCAATGAGTCTTGTCCATGTTTTTCTTCCACGAAGCCGTGTTTGATCAGGGCATCTACCAGTGAAACGTATCTTCCTAACTCTTCAAGACCACCAAGGAAGCGCCAGCCATTTCCTATTAGTATACAGGGGTCGTGAAACTTCTTTTGTATCTTTGGATTAAAGATTTCTTTTGTTTTCTTTAACTTAGAGACTTCATGGGTAGCAGCTGCTACCTTTGCTTCTATCCTCTGTACTTTACGGGCGGCTAGACTAAGTAATAACCCTTCATACATTTCTGGGAGCGGTGAAGCCGACTTCCTACGGTTGCACGAATGACATGACACACAGAGGTTTTCTAGTTCACAGGTCCCCCCCTTTGCGTGAGCAACTATATGATCTATTTCAAAGGTATCTACTGGCTTCTCACAGTAGGCACATCTGTTACCCCAAGCAGCTGCTATAGCTAAACGCTCAGTCTGCGGGATAAACCGACGATTGCCGGTGAAATCAGAGATCTTCATTGTGCTGCCTCCGAGGTCCGGGCATTGACCGTCCACGCCAGTCAAACCGATACCCCCCGACCATGGCCTGAGCTAGGTTAAGCAAAGCGTCTTCTTGGTTCTGGGAGCTTGCGGCACGGGCGAGATGCCCAACGCTACTGTAGAAGGCTGGGAGATTACCGGCGTCAATGTGACCCTGAGCAACCTGTAGTGCTTTCAATTGTACTTTTGTCATCTTTGTCATCTTCAGTCTCCAACTTTAAGTTAGGACCGATGGAATCCGATGATCGTTTGTGTGGTAGCGGTACAGGGACTTGAACCCCGGACACGCGGATTATGATTCCGCTGCTCTAACCAACGATTATTGGGTCATCGATCGTACCCCCCTTTTAGACAACGGACCCCAAAAGCACAAGATGTTTTCTATATAGAGGTCTCTTGGTATTCCGAGGTTGAAAAAACACCGATCACTTCCGATGTGACCGATGTTTCTAAAGTTAGACTTCTGCCATCTTGAGAGCAGCCATGCGTGTTTCTGCGTTGCGCCTGAGCCACCCACGGCCAAAAGTGTCGAAGGTCTTCAGTCGCCTGTAGAAGGCCTCACGCTCGGCTGTGTACTGCTCGATGATGACCGATGAATTCATCTTGGAAACTGCGCCCAATGTCTGACTACCAATTCCACCATCCTGTGTGACACCGGCGACCTTCTGGAGCATCTTAGCTCCCCTGCCCACACCACCGTTCACACAGAGATCAAAGACCGCGAAATCAACGCCAGATTGTAGGTCATCACACCGCGCTCGATCCCAGTAGTTCTTCTTGTAGATGGGGGTAACATCAGCCACCGTAAGTGACTTCATCTCATCCTCAGTGATAGGACGATCCATCCAGTCCTCGTAGACAGCTTGGGTGACACCAAGGTTCGTGCGGCCACCGGGGTCGCTGGGGTGGTTCACATAGCCGCCTTCGTGGTGGAGGATCATCTTTAGTGATTTCTCAAAGTTATCTTTCATCGCTTAAATCCCTTGAGTGTTCTAATGCCAAAGCTGGCCGCTATGGAGGCATACATTCCAGCCTGCACCCACGCGGGGCAGTTCTGAAGATTAGTAAATCCTTCTGCCATGGTGTCTTGTAGGCTAGGAATAAAATTAGCAGCGAGAATAAAAACAAAGACCACAGTCCAAAGTTCATCTTTCCAGCTGTGATTTGAGGCTTCAATTGCAGATTGCTCCCAAGAGATCTCACCTGTGGCGATCTTCATCTTTGTTTCAGCTTCAGCAGCCTTGACCTTGGCCTTACCGTCCATAAAGCTGGTCGCTAGTCCTACGGCACTTGTGAGTATACTAAGCATCGTTATTTACCTTTGGTTTGGGGACATCCTTGGTGTTGCCCAGCGCAAAGTAAGCACCAACCAAAGCACTAAGGGAGCCGTACATCATCATGATCTGAGCGGAGGCGGCATTCATCCGCGCTGGGTCAATGATTGTTGCTGCGGTTGTGACGACCATCATGGCCAGCGCACACCAGCACATCATGCGGCGGTTGACTTGGTACGACTTCTTGTCGGGGACCATCTCATTCATGTGAGACCTCCTATTTGTTTAAAACTTGATGAAGCCCAAGTGCCAAAGATATGCACCGCCAGATCCTAGGACAGTCAGGAGGAAGCCAATGATCATGATGCCTGACAGGATCATCTCTTTGCGTTCTTCAGCTTTTAAGGATGCGAGCCGCTGGGCCTCTTTGCGCTCCAACCTGATCTCGCGCCTAATCGAAAGTAGTTCTTGGTAGGCTGAGTAACCCCGAGTGTTCGTGATGAGTTCCTTGAGTTGCTCTTCGGCGTCTGCCGCCTTCTGCTTGAGCATAAAGGTGTCCATGGCCTCTTCGTTTGCACTGGCAAATATTGAGGACTTCTTCTTCTGGTGATTTTGGTTTGCGCTGTCGATAGAGTCAAAGAAACTACTGATTTCCTTTGTCATGGAGTACAATTGTTTACCGGCGGATAGGCCACCTTTGACGACTGCAAAAGCGGTCAGGGGATCAATCATAGGGCCCCCTTTTCTATTGGTTTACCATCTTGGAAACACTAGTTCTGATGTGTTCAATGTTTGCATCTATGCGAGCCATAGAAATTGCTAGTGTTTGGACACTTGCTTCAACCTTCTGCATTCTCATGTTGAATTCAGCGATGTCTTGGGAGTTGCTCTGAATGTCTGCCATCATCATTGAGACTGTCCAGATAATTGCGGCTGCTTGTGTGATGAGACCAAGTAAAAGAGTGGCGGGGACACTTTTGGATATGTGCCAACCGTCTTGGTCTTTCATTAGGGTGCTACAGGCCAGTCATCTTCAGACAGATTTGGCCATGCGTCTGCATCGCTAAGTCCACGCAACTCTTGACGGTAGGTAGCCCAAGCTGTCTTGACTTCATTGGTCAGTGGACTGTCGTTCATCTGGGTCCAATCACTAGCCTCAAGCAGCTTGTTGCGTGACGTGCGGTTGCTCTCAGCTACCTTAGCGTCAAGACCAGCCTGATAGGCAGCTTCATGTTGAGCCTTGGTGGTAGTAGTTTCTACCCCATCGTCATCTGTCTCAGTGGTGTCAGCAAACATATCCCGTGCAACGTACTTCTCAACCCAATTGCCGTTGCTGTCTTGCTCTACACCGTCACGGGTAGAGGTCTGATACTGTGTAGTGGTAGCCGCTGGGCTGCGTAGGACTGCATCAAGGTCAAGTGCATCCAGTGTTGCTGCTTGCCATACACGAGGTAGTGAAGTGCTGGGGTTAGCTGAACGCCATTGCCCCTGTGTCTTTACTTCGCCAGTAGTTCTGTTTCTGTATTCACTCATAAGATTGATCCTTTCAGATGAGTTTGATTATGCGATTGCGTAGAATATGTGAGTATCGCCCACCCCATTTATATGAGTACCATTGCCTGCTACCTTGAATCCCGAAGATAGAGGGTCTATGTCTACAGCAGTGCTTGTTCGTTCAGAGTAATCACGACTAGGCAACAGATAAGGATCACTTGTTGAGGAAGTAACCCCTCTGACACTATCAAATAATATCCAATGCTCTGTCTCATTTACGTTCTTAATTAGGACAAACCTAGCACCTGACGTAAAACCGCAATCAATGTTTATATCATTACCTGTTCCAATGTAGCTTCCCACCTTCGACACACCGGGTGCGCTTGCGAATAGGTAGGCTATGTAGGTGCGTCCTGACGGGTAATTAACCTCACTATTTGCACCTACAGTAAAAACATCCGCAGTTGGTGTCGTACCATTCCAGAAGTTCTCTGTGGCAGTAACGTTTGAGCCGTTCAAGCGGAGGCTCTTAGTATTGCCAATATCTTTGTGATACACAGCCCAAGGCGTTGCACCAGACCTACTTTTCACCCACATCATCTCAGGGGGCACACCAAGCACGCCATGGCTTACGGTTCTTGCCGATCCCGTACCCGAGTAAGCAACCGCATCAAAATAGCCCGGCGCACGCTTCCACATATAAGTAACGACATCTGTGTTTAGTGTTCCAGTGCTAGTCACATGCTTCCAACCATGCATAGTATCCCAGATAGGGTTGCCAACAACGGCTTCAGCTGTATCAGCATTAGAGAACATTCGGCCGGTACCTGTAAGCCTAGAACGGACATCATGGTTACCACCACTGCTACGAAAACCTGAGAACCAACTCATATCTACAGGAAACCCTGAGTAGTAGACTACACCATTGGCATTGGCTTGGCTGCTACGAGAGTTATCCAGTGCAAAAACCTTAGTCGGATCAGTAGCCACAGCTAGTGGACCACGTCTTATCGCCATGTAGATGTATTTTTGCCCCGAAATGCTCCACCCATGGGCATTCCCAACGGTAAAACCCGTGGGGGTTACTGCTACCCTTTGAAATTGACCAGCGCCTGGCTCTGCATTAGTAGTATTTGCTGAAAGATTTTGCGACCCATTGTCGTGGAAGGGTCCAGCCTCAAAGGCACGCATAGTGTCTACCAGCTGCCAATCATTATCTCCAACAGTTGCTGTGGATGATTTTATCAACAACCACTGAGGTTCAAACCCTACGTCAATATCTTGGTATGCACCAGTCCCAGTATAAGAGCCACACTTGATAATATCTTGGTCACCATCAGGTCCGAACTCACCGTCATTATTGTTGTGTGCGAAGACGTAGGCGACAAATGTACCACCATCGGCGTTAACTGAGTTATTAGCCCCGACAGTAAAGACAGAATCTGTAGGAGCTGTGTCATTCCAGATTACACCACCACCTGTCCCAGCTTGGTCTGTTGCATTTAGAGTTAAATAATAGTCTTCTGGTGCTGTTGCGTTAGAACCTCTATGATAAACCCTCCAAGCGCCTGTAGAATCAGTTCTTTTAACTATAATCATGCCGGGAACTGACCCAAGATTATGGCTCACAGTTCTAATAACATTTGTACCCGTATAGGTAACCACATCAAAGAACTTAGGGGCCTTCCGCCATGTCCAAGAGACGTAGTCTTGACCCGAAGCATTGTACACTCCCGCTGAATAACCGAGAGATGTGCTGCCGAACTTGTAACCATCACTGTTGAAAGAGCTTATGACGGCCGCAGTAACATCTGTATGACCAACCGTTGTATTAGTGTGCAAGTATCGTCCAGTGCCGCTTGCGGTATCCCCGATTGTGTTGTTATAAGTGTTTGTGCGACTTTTAGTCCAAACCATCCCACCTTCAGTAAGGTCAATACCATTCACAATGGTTTGTTCAACATCAGTACCAGTACCAGTATACAAATAAGTGCTGAAAACATCATCAATATCAAGGCCACCACCACCACCAGCGGCGGCAGTACCAGCGGAACTCAGTAGCATCTTTTTCTTAGTAGCCATTGTGTAAGCTCCTTATCCTAATGCCAGCGCAGCCGTGAAGCCGTACCAGTTGGTGCCACCGTCACGGGTAGTGAACACGAAGATGTCTTTCGCACTAGCAGTAGCTGTCAGGGTAGGAGCAGTAGCGCTGGGCCAGTCAACGCTTGAGGGCCATGTAACTGCGAAGCCAGATGCACCGCTGTCTTGGATGATCTCAATGCTGAACGTGTAAGCTGTGCCAGATGCGGGTGGGTTGCTGAAGGTGAACGTGGTGTTTTCCGTGAGTACATGGCTGAACGAGTTACCAGCATGGCAGTTGACTGTGGTAGCGTTGCTAGATGATGTGACTGCGGCATAAGTCTCATTGTAGCTGGCAGCTATAAGTTCGCCTGTAACGGTACCTCCAGCCTTTGGAAGCGCAGCGTTGGCTGTTGTTGTTGTGCTAGTTAGAACAGCATCCCGTGTGGCAATGGCTACCCCATCGAAAGTACTGTTGGTTGTTATAGCGCCCGTGACGGCACCACCAGCCTTTGGAAGTGCGGCATTTGCTGTAGTTGTGGCAGTAGTTAAATCTGCATCATTAGCCAGCGGAACCCACGCATTGCTATGTGCAAAGTAACCCTTACCTGTGCCATGAACGTGGGCAAACATGCCATGGTATGTACCTGCATTAGGCAAATCACCTGTCGTAGAATACATGTTAGCAAATAAAACCTTGTTGCCATTACCATCTATGTCACCGCTCATGGTGCCACCAGCTTTTGGTAGTGCGTTTGCAGCAACTGTTCCTTGAGCAGCCGTGGCGTAAGCAGTCGCCGCTGTAGTGGCTGCTGTGCCAAGACCAGCGATCTTAGAGACAGCAATAGCCGCATCAGATGCAATGTCTACGTTTACGATTGTGCCATCTGTTATCTCAGAGGATGTTATGTTCTGTGGTGCTGGTGGATTACCAATATAAGCCATTCCTGTGCCCTCCTACGATTGCTCTAAAACGGACACAATTACGTCTGCCGATGAGGCTGCGCTGCTTGTGACTTTGATGATGTCTGTAGTCTCAAGAACTACCTTCTGATCTCCGCCGATGGGGACCAGTGCGCCCCCAGCAGGAACAGCAGCACCCTTCACTAGAAACACACTGGCAGAGGCTGAAGTGTCTGTGACTTCTACATCTACCGTGATGCTAGAGGCTGTGCGGTTCGCAACGGTTAAGCCGATGCAGGTTGTGGTTGTTGCTGACGGGACTGTGTAGACACTGGTCTGGCCTGTGCCTACCGCTGCGCTCACAGCATTCTTAAATGTGTTAGCCATTCTTTAATTCCTTGTCATCCTAGGGCAATAGCCATGGAAATTGGGTCATCTATTCTGGCAAAGTTTGTGTCTATGCCAAGGTTTGCCCTAGCCGTTGCAGCGTTCGCCACATCAGAAAGGTTGCTAGCTGCTAGTAGGTCTCCAGTACCAGAACCAGCGGGACCCTGAGGACCTGTGGGTCCTGTTGCTCCAGTATTTCCTGTGCCACCTTGAGATCCCGTAGGTCCCGTCGATCCAGTATTCCCGGTAGGACCTGTTGGTCCTGTTGGTCCAGTAGGGCCAGCTACAGTACTATTTGCTCCCGTAGGTCCAGTAGGCCCAGTGGGTCCAGTAATGCTCGCACCCTGAGGACCTGTTGGGCCGGGCGGTACAGTAAGTACCCCCGTTGAACTGTTATAGACCACGGAAGAGCCAGTAGATCCTGCGGCAATTGTTAGCTCCGTGAGTGCGTTTTTATGTCCTAACGCTTCGGTAGCGGAAGACGCCGCTGCTACTGCTGACGAAGCCGCTGCATTCTTGCTGTCTTCAATTGCATTGACGTTTGTGGCATCCTGTGAAGAGCCAGTGTAAAATGATGATGATGCCATGGTTTACCTCAATCCGAATATGTAGAAGTTGGGCGCATCACTTGTGACATCCCTGAGGTCTCAGCCTGATTAGCTTGATCTTGTAACTCCAAAAGGAACTGATTTGATTTGGCGTCAAACAGCGGTCCACGCTCGTCAAAGAAGTAATCAGAGGCATAGCTGAGAGCCGTGTAGGTCAGTAAATCTGATGCAATATTGGTTATCGTATTGGTTGAACTGTCCGAAGTTAAATCATCGAACTCTCCGTAGTAATTTAGGAATATTGTCCCAGAGGCAGGCTTTGGTGAGACCTTGATAAGCTCACGCTCTCTGCTGAATGTGGTTGGATTTCCAACAGTACCAATCTTTAAAGCAGCGGCCATCGCGTGCAAAGGAACTCGCAGAAGGGAGACACCATCGTACTGGATGTCTATTATCTCGATCAGGTTTGATGGGATTACTACTTCTGAAATAGCACTACCAGAGCTCAGTGTGTACGCCTGCTGTTTTTCCATGGATGGTATACGCAGTACACGCTGTATCCGTGTCAGACCTTGATCGACGAAGGTATCGGCCAAAGCATCAGTGCAGTCGCTGCGGTTGAGTAGAGCTTTAAAGTGGCTCCTGATTTGACCTTTGTTCATTTAGGCGGTCCTTTTTTTAGGCTTTGGCTTTGGCTTTTTTGCGGTCAGTGCAGCCTTTGTGAAAGCAGCATTAGTGGGGGCTCCGGTGGCACCTTTCTTTCGCATAGGCTTACCGGCAGCGCGCTTGGCGTGGATATTTGCGTACAGACCATTACCCATTGTTAGATCCTTTTGTCTGTGGTGATGAATGCGTCCAGGCTCTGCTCACGGAGGCGCTTGATGATGGCTTTGCCACTTTCCTCGTAGATATTAAAACCTTCTCTGGTCCACTGTTCGATCACCGCTGTTGGAATGGATGCTACACGCATCATGTCGCCGATTGGCGCCTTGGCGCTGTCGTGCTTGGCGTCCTTTAGGTCGTCCAGGAATGCCTGGGATATATTCTGACTATGCTTTGCAAATAGGTTGCCTGACTGTTCAATGAAGTCAGTTGCTACTCCCGCCAGCTGAGTGGCAGTGCTTTTAGTATCTGGGGTCATGTTGGATGTCTCTTTGGGAGGGGGGATAAGGTGGGGCCGCCCAAGCACCCAGGTAAGGAGAGCAAAACCCCTAGGTAAACGGACGGCCCCTACACTGGCCTATGACAGGCCGGTGATCTTCACTGAGTCACCAAAGTTGGTGTGCTTACAGCTATATTCGCCGATGACGTAATGACGATCTGAGTCACCAGTCTTGGCCAAAAGTGTGCGCGTGAATGGACGCAAGACACACTGTTTAAACATCGACGGGTCGATCAATAGAGCGACTGATGTAAGCATGTGGCGGTTGAGAACCACCTTGTATTCGCCAAATGGGCTGACATACAGATCCACCACGTTTACCAAGGTTTTACCCTGGGCGATCTCACGGTTACGACCAGATGCTGCGCTGAAGCCAGCGACAATAGTAGAGTCGGCAGGTTTCACCATGAACACGCTTGGAGAACTGCCATTGGTGAACGCTGTTTGACCAGCTGTCAGCAATTTCGCTTCTGTAAGCGGGTCCGTAGCATTGGAACCTGCGTCTACAGCAGTAGAGATCTGGTTGATCAGCGATGTCATCTTACGCGCTGTAGAAGCGTTGCCGACGACAGTGGCCTGTGCCACACCTACATATGCGTGTTCTAGGTCACGCTTGATGCTCTTGAGTGTACGGCCCAACTGGTATGCTGTTTCCTTAGCTCGGCCGTGAGTACGAACCGAATCCGAGGTTGCCGAAATTGAGAACGACTCGCCCAGGATCTGGGTTGTATTGGTCCGCTCTGTAACGTCTGACAGTGTCACATCAGAAGCGTCGGCGCCCTCGACTTTCGCATTCACACCGGCAGCACGTAAGCTGTCTTCTAAGAATGAGAAGGTGCGAGCAGAAACCTTTTCAGACTTCATCATAGAAGTCATCGGTGTATCTGTAGGGGTTATGTCCATAATTATGTCTGAAACGTCTTCAGCCATGCCTACAGAGTTGTATGTAGTAAATAGTGCCATGTTATTAGTACCTTAGAGTTAGATGGGATTATTCTTCCCAACGGCTCATCAGGGCATCAGCAATATCATCGAGGTCGCCGGTCGCGCTTGGGTTATTCCTAATTCTCTTTGCCGTTTGCTCACGCTTGCGGGTTGATGAATCAGTTTGAGAAGGCGGGGCCTTCTTGGACCGGAGTACTTTACCTTTGGATGTTTTGACCTTCATAGCCTTCGCTTTCTTTGTTGAGGCGGTTGCTTTGGTTTGGTCATACATCCGTGCTTTGTTTAGAAGCATGATGACGTTTGGATCGACGTATTGATCGACCTGCTCTTTTGGGAGACCTACTGAGACAGCATAATCACGGATATTGTTGTACATTTCATTGTCCCAACCAGGCACGTTCTCCTGAAGTGTTTTTATGCACTCTTGGGCTGCCTGCTGTTGTTGGGCTTGGAACTGCTTCTGAGTTTCCTGGTAAAAGCTGTTTGACTCTTCCTGGATAAACTTCAGATCCGTTTCTGCTTCTTTAGCTTCACGGCGGAGTGCCGCAAAGTCTTCGACCGACATCGACCGGCTGGCAACTAGCATGTCTAGTTCTGCATACGGTTTGTTTCGGGCCTCGGCTCTCTCTAAAAGCTTCCTATAGCTGAAGTCCGTCCGGGCTAAGGCATCATCTGCCTCTTTTCGTTTGGAAGCTACTTCTTGAGACTTTCTCGTTAAAGATGCTTCTTGACCATAAAGTCGCTTGAGATCTTTTAGGGATGCCTGTTTGGTGTCACCGTCAACTGTGATTTCAATGAGACTGTCGTCTGACAACTCGACCTCATCGAGGTCTCCATCGTCTTCTGTGGTCTCATCATCGTCATCGTCTTCAGTGTCCTCGACAGGGTCCTCATCGGATCCTTCATCTTCCTGGTCGTCGTCATCTTCGTCAATATCATCCGTGGCCTCTTCTGTCTCGTCAGGTGCCTCGTCTGTCGCCTCTAGGTCCTCATCTTCAGATAGGTTCTCACCGTCTGACCAGCGGTCTAGGATGGCATCTGCCGCATCATCGATATCATCGTATGTGGCTGAAGGGGTAGCGTTAAGGACGTTACTCATGGTCCTGCTCCTCTTGGCGGGTGTCGCCTTTTGCAAGTATCTCATCACGGATGGACACCTGTTGTTTCAGTGTATCAACCACGTCGACTAGGGCTCGATAGTGGCTGTATGCTTGCTCTCGTTCCTTAGCCTGCGTGGGCTGAGTGTTGACGAAAGTCTGGAAGGAGCGCTCGACCAGGCCGTTTATAACCTGGTTGAACGCGGGTTGTGACAAGACGGCCTCTGCCGCCTCGCCAGTTTCGATCAGTTGCTCTTCTTGGTTCATGCTGCTCTCTTGGTTGGGTGGGCCTAGCCCGTTGGTGACGCGATCCCTCGAACATCATCAGCATTCCGTAGGATCTCAAGTTCTGCCCTATCGGTTGCTGTCTTGTGTTCCAGTTGGGCCTCTTTGAGGTCAATGGAATCGGATTGTATTGCGAAGCCGCGTTCAGCCTTGGTACGCTCTAGTTCTAGTTTAAGCTGTGCGATCTGTGCGTCCGTTTGCTGTTTAAGCTCCGCAATCTGGGTTTGCCTCTCCTGGAGTTCCAGCTGCTTTTGCTGCATCTGCATAGCCATCTCTTGTGCCTGGTCAGGCTGAGGTGGGGGCAGTTGGTCCGGGGGTGTCAGGTAGTCAGCAACATTCTTGATGCCGTTGTTTTCCATGACATGAGACATTAATTTGAATTGGTTCTGTGGTTGATACATCGTAGCCAAGGTTGGGTCCTGGGACATCAATGTGTGGAGGGCTAGGTACTTCTGAGCCTCTTCTACTTGTTCTCCGTAGCCCAGGTGCATTTCGACAGTGACATCGCGCTTGGAGCCCCATTGTGACGGGGAGACAGCTACATAATCACCGGCTAATTCTACGATCTTCTCATCTGGTTCATTCTCGATGACGAGACGGTAGATCATCTGATACAGTGGCTTCAGGAACCCTGTGGCAAAGTTTCGGGCAATGATCTTTTGGCGCTGCTGTGACATGGTCGCCAGCTGCTCAACCATAGCGGCTGAATTCTGTTTACTTAGGGCATCCTTGTTCAAACCCTGGCTGAGACGTGAGACGCCGGTGGTGTCCTCTTTGTCTTCATCTAGGAGCTGTAGCGTCTGGAACACAAAGGGGTTCAGGGACGCCTGTGGCATAGGTGAGATAGCATCAGGTCGGGTCACATTCAGGATACCACCAACGCGGTTGTCTATTAGCTCCTTCGGGTTTGTTAAACCACCTTTGACTACCATGTATCTTGGATTGTTGGTGATCATGGTGTGGTCCAGGATTGACCGTGTCAGGACTGTCCTGGCGTTCTGGATTGGTATGACCTTAGATCCAAAGTTGTTACCAAAGAAGGCATGTGGGATCGGTAGTGGGACAAAGGCCACAAAGGGCCGGTGGTTTGTCTTCTCCATCTCCAAGAGGACGTTGCCGGCCTTTACCAGGCGATACAGTTCTGCGACCCCTGTGCCGTCAGGATCGATCATCATGTAGCTTTCGTACACAGTGACCTGGCGAACCTGATCTTGGTATCCCTTTACGTTAAATCCACGATCGTTTCCGATCTCTTCGTGGCGCGCCAGGACCTCTGGGTCTGTCTCCATGTCAACGTCTGAGTGGTCACTAATCTTCTCGATCTTCTTCTCGTCATAGCCCATCTCTCGGAGCTCTGAGATCGTCTTGCTCGTGCGGTGAGCACAGAATAGCACTGACTCCAAATCACGCGCCTGTGGTTCAATGATGAATTCTTCAGGTGCAATACTTTCTATGCACACTTTGCTGGCATCCGTAGTCACCCGCAACTCACCACTAAAGAGACCAAAGTCTTCTACCAGTTCCTCAATCTCGACGTTGTCCTGGACCAGGATCTGGTCGAGTTCTTCCTCCGTGATGTCTGTGACCTCTTCCAGGTGGCTCTCGTCGCCGTAGTAGTAAAATACTTTGGCAATACCGGCCCTGGCCACTAGGCCATCGTGGATCACGGACTGCATGACCTCAAATAGGTTGTTCTGGCGGTTGGCTACATAATCACAGTACTCAGTGGCAACATCTGCAACCTGTTGATCGTCAGCGTTCTGGGGTGCAAAGCGAACAGTCTTGTAGCCGGTGCTGAAAGTCTCCAACAAGGCCGCCTTCATGCTCTCCACTGTGTCATAGACATCCATTGACACATACTTTGAATTACCATCGTGCGCTGGGCGCGGGAGTGTTGCGTTGTAATAGTCGATAACACGTTTGCGCTCGCGACTGATCTGGCTGTCGTAAAAGCCAATGCTGCGGCGGATATTGTCATCTAAGATGGAGACAATCTTGTCGTCGTCTAGCTTTTTATACTGCTTTTTTATCATATGATCAGACCATTTCGATATAGTAGTCATCTGTTGACTGTATTGGTTCCCACGCGCCTTCATGGATGTGGTTGGCAAGAGCGAGGCTCATGACGCAATCGTCAAAACAACCTGCCTCAGCCTCCATGCCACCGCTTTGTGTGACAATGTAGGTGAGCATCTCGCGGATCGTTGTTTTGTCATTAAGTTCTATTTCGCCCTCTCGGACGCAGGCCCGGAGCTCATCGATAATCAAAGGTTTAGTCTTGGAAGTTGTTGTAAAACCCAACTTGAGGGTCTCTCTCTCCGTCAACTTGTCCACCTGGATCTCGGTATAAAAGTGGGGGTAGGCCATGTCTTTCCCGAGCCTCGTACAGGTCAGGATCCCGTGGCTGTTGTTCTCCACAATTATGAAAGCCATGTTGAAGAACTCACCAAGTTTATAAAGAACAGTGGCAAAGTAATCTGGGTGAACTCGGGCACGATAAGTTGCGACCTGGCGTTTCTTACTGTCGAGGACCTGTGCAACACTGTAGTCGCCACCTCGGACGCCCATGGCGACATCAGCGCCAATCGTGTACTGTTCGCCGGGGTCTATTGTCTTGTAGAGAGTAAGCTCACCGCGTACATTCTCTAGCCACTCATCACCCTCTAGTGCCAGGCGCTTCTTAGGCTCTTCGCAGGTAGTCAGACTTTCCTGTAGGCCCTCGGGGTTAAACACAGGTCGTCCGGTCGTCAGGAAGGCTTCTTCTGGCTCGGCTGGGTACTCTTGTCGTGTTAAATCTATGCCGTTCTGTGCAACCTTGCGACGGCGGAACATTAGTTGCTCGTTGTCTAGGTCATACTTCTCACAAAGTTCTTCTTCCTCGGGAGTTCTCTCAAAGTTCTCTGAGACTGGCTCACGATACTCAGGATCAATGTACCAGGGAATAAACACCGGCACATATCCATTGGTGCCATCAACAGCGCCTTTCCAGAGGTCATAAAAGATGCCACTAACGCCGTTAGCCGTGCTTTCGACAAAGATGGCAGTGCCATTCTTGTTAGGCACAGCTTGTGTCATACCGTTCCAGTTCTCCAGAGCGGTGGACTTCTGCCAGAAGGCAAGCTCAGAGGCGTGGACATGGGTGAGAGTTTCACCCCGGCCAATGCTTTCACCGCCAGCTGTCGCGACGACGTATGAGCTATCTAGGACATCGAAGGTGAGCTCTCGGCGACTTGAGTATTTGGTGTGGGGCTTGAGTAGCTCAGGGCAGTTGTCATGATACCGTTTGGTCATGTCAAAGAGCGCCCTGGTGCTGTCTGAGTGGTGGGTGACCACCATAGCTTTGCAGGCTTTGCGCTGGGACACACTGAAGTACAGATAGCCACCAACGTGGGTAGAAAGACCCTGCTGTCGAGCCTTTAGGATAATGATGCGGACCTTACCCTCAGTAGCCATCTGTTTATCCACGGCATCCTGGAGGATGACCTGGGCTGGCTTCAGTTTGAGGGGCTGGATGTCACCATCTTTGGTACGGATCTTTAGTGCAGACTGACTGTAGAAATCAAAGTCGTCGTACAGTCGTTTTCGTACCTGTTTAAGTCTCTTGTCCATCGGTTTGCTCTTCTTCAGTGTCTGCTACTAAGAGCGACTCCAGGAATTGCTCGGCTTTACCGATAGTGACTTCGGATTTAGCAGCGGGTTTGGTTTTAGTGAAATCCAGGACCATACGGGCGGCTGTGAGCCGGTCCCTGTTTTGGCCAGGTTCGCGCATGATCTCGACGGCAGCTTTGAGAGCCTCGATTGCATACACGTCGTCAATTTCGTTTTCGTTTGCCATGATCTTAACGATCCTTTCAGCGTCTAGTTTGGCCTGTTTGCGGATGGGTGCAATTTGCTTGGCTGTGTAGCCATCAGGGGTCCCCTGGGGGCGGCCACCCTTATTCTTTCTTGTTGCCAGCATTAGACGGAACTTGGCTCGTCCCTCGGGTGTTTTGTGCTGTAGAGCCAGTGGGTTTATGCTTGGGTCCCTGGCTTGGTTTGGGTTTTTGGGGGGCCTTGGTGCCTTTACTCGGGGATGATGTGGTGCTCCTCCCATTATTCGTACTCACAATGCTGGTTAATATTGACAGGGTAAGACGTGAATTGGGACAGAACATCTGATCAGGTAGGACCCGTCCAATCTCCGTTATGATCACCTCGCGCTGGGCGGGGGTCAGGAGCGTTGACGTGGTCACGGCCTCTATTGCCTGGAGTATTGGGACCAGGTCTATGGCAGTCTTATGCATTATTTTGCTCTCCAAAAGAAAAGAGGCCCCCGGAGGGACCTCTGTTTGTTCTTATGCGGTTAGGGCGCCCATACCTTGGGGCGGGGGTGACAAGGCACCAGGAGGCATCTGCATTTGTTGCTTTTCCTCCTCCTCTTCAGCCAAACCTTGGGCCAACATGGCCATGACTGTCGCAATTACGACGGCCATTGGGTGGCTGTAGAACTTCACCTTGTTGTTACCGGCGTTGTTGAACTGTTGGCGGACCAGGGCAGCTGTCTTGGGCATAACAGCCTTAGCCAGCTTGGGATTGATCAGGTAGATCAAGACGGGATCAACAGCCAACTCGCGTACACCCTGCATATAGTCGGTGTAGTAGTCAGAGTTTGCCTGGCGCCTGTCCATACCGGCGGCAGCATCTGCTTGGGACATAAGTCCAGCATCAACCTCCTTCTGATAATAGTCCTTCCAATCCCTGAGACTTTCCATCAACGAGCGGACACCACGCAACGCACTGCGCTGGGCAGGGTCATTGGTTGTGTAGGCATCCACGTTTAGCTGGAGGTTATCAATCTCAGACATGATGTCAGGGTCGCCAGCACCCTCTAATAGGGGTCTCAAAGCACTTCCAGAAAAGGATCCATCTGGTGCTCTGTCTATCTGACCAGTCACTGGATTGGTGAACGCAGTGTCATTGGCCTGGGATCCGTTGAGATCCAGAGGTCCAAGGGTCATACCATGGGCGATCTCATGGATCACATTAGAGAGTGCCTCGATGCCACTTACTCTACTACCGTTGTCTAGGAGAGCGCCTGGGTTGAGACCAAAGACGGTCCCTTCGGCACCTTTGCCACCGTCAGCTGGACCCTTTAAGTAAAAGGAGGCCTCTACATCTCGGTCGGCGTTCTTGTCTATAGCGTATCTGGACGCAAATGCCTCACCCTGGCTGTCAAATAGGCGGACAGTGATGCCAAGAGTTTGAGCCAGGCCTAGTGCCTGATCTAACGTCTGAATACCATCCTCATACTTAGTTCCACGTTTGCCCACCTGGAAAGGCACCTTCGCCTCGGGGACAAACCGCTTGACCGCTGTGAGAGCTACTCTTGAGAGAGTAGGCCCTTTGGTGGTGGGTCCAAGTTCGGCATCGGACCTGGGTGCTCGTCCACCAGTATTCCTAGGGGGGTTGAGGATGTTGGCGAGGATGCTGTTGTCGGCTGTTGCCTGAGATTCATCAGGCCCTGTATAAAGTCCCCCATCTTGTCCTTCGGGACCTGGGATATTATTGATGGCTCCGCTTCGCTCTGATGCGGGGAGTGCTTCTTCAATTTGCTCATTTGTTATTCCTTCCTTTGTGGCAAGCATCTTAGCCGCATCGAGGTAGTCGTTGTCAGACCCTCGACCTGGCGCTACACCACCTTTTCTGAATAATTGCTTCTCTGGATACCACATAAGCGCCTGGAAGTCAGCTGTCGATATATTAATACCAATATTACTTAGTTTTGACAGTGCCTCTTTAGTAACTTGGCGCATGTATGACCGTTCACCAGCATTTTTAGGTTGAGCCTGTAGTTGTGGCACCAGGTTTTTAACCATTGTACCTGTAGACTTAAATAACTGAGGCTTTGGTGGTTTAGCTTTAGGGTTTTGTTTCTTGGATTTACGGAAAAACGCCTGATATCTCTTGTCTAGCTTAGACACAAAGTCATCTAAGGTTGCGTCATTCTTTAGGTCTGACTTTTTGAGACCCATATCAGACATTGTCTCTTTAATCAGTTGTTTCCCAAAGACATCAGCAGACTTTAGTTCGGCTCTTATTGTTGACCTGTTTTTATCTAAATCCTTCAGGTCTTCAAAAGCACGTCCATTGAGACGGTTCCACATACGCATCCACCATATATCCATTGTCAGTGGGTCATAGTTACCTCTGATGTTTTGGTAGAAACCTTGGCCAATCTTAGGGCCTACAATGTAAGACCCTTTGACCATTTCAGTTGCACCCTCAGATGAGGGAACAGTGATATTCGTACCATACTGACTGTTGAACTGTCCGATATATTTAGTCAAATCACTGACGGTAAAATCGGAGTCCAGGAAGTCACGCATTGGTACATTCTGACCGGAATCCTGGTAAGCGTTCAAGAATGAGAAGGCATCAACCATAGCTTGGTTGCGTTCCCCACCTTTAATCCATGTGTCTGTAGGCATACGGCCAGTATCCATAAACTCACGGAAAACCGACATTGCGTATTCAAAGTTGTCCGCGACAGCCTGACCGTTGGATGTCACAGCCAAGGCATAATCAAAAGCAGCCTCATTTTCAGGCGATTGAGTAACCCTGGGATCTACAAGGGAAACAACTGACTTTGCAGCTTTCAGCTTACGGTCATACCAACCTATAGCATTACTATCAGAGTTTAGTGCATTTGCAGCCTCTGTAGCCATGAGACGTGAGATCTGATCAATGTTCTCAGGTGTCTGTTCAAAAGGTGTAGTTCTACCTGTAGCCTTCTGCCACCGATCTTGCAGTACTTGGGCAAACTCAACTAAGGTGCGTTTTTGTGTAGGTTTATATGTCCCGCCTTTCATTTCAGATAACTCTTCTGGGCTCGGCATGATGGTCATATTAGTGGCATCCAAGTCCGCATCAGAAACCTGGAGTGGGTTGTTTACCTGATTGAGTGCGGGGCCTGATGGCATCTCGGGGACACTTGGCGGTGTAGGCATCTCAGGTGCACTGCGGCTGTCATCAGACATAGGTGCCGAGCTTGAAGGACCGTATTTCTCCATGGCTGCTTTAAACCGGCGGTCATTTTCAGCTGTATCTTGGCGGTCTGCGATAGGGGAGGTCCGCTGTGTATCCTGGGCTTGCTCTAGGACACTTGGTGCCGGTGCAGTCTCAGCATTGACGACAGGTTCCCCCTGTATGGCCTCCTGAGTGGCCTGGGCCTGTGCTAACATTGACGGTTTGCGCTTTTGCTGGCGGCGAACCCGATCGACGTAGGGCTTATAGAACTTGTCCACGTTCTCCTGGGTAACACCCTCATCAAGGAGCATCTGTTGGACTTCTTCCATGACCTCTAGGGGCATATTCTCAGTCTGTACGGCCTCTAGTGCCACATAGAGGGAATTTGCTTCATCCTCGAGCATCGTAGGCGTCAGGTTGCCACCTGGGCGGTTTGTAGCCTGGCGGTTCTGGAGATCTAGGGTGTCTAGGACCTGTTCCTGAAGTTTCAGGGCTGTGTCCCGGTTTGCCTGGATGCCAGCCTGGTAGTTCTCGGACGTGGTTGTCTGGTTGCCATTGACCGTAGGCTGCGCCGGTGCTGCTGTGTCAACATTGGGCGCTGTAGGGGCCTGGGGCTGTGTGGGGGCTGCGTCCATATTAGGTGCATTGCCCATCTGGATTGCTCTGGCTTGGGCCAAAGGTTGGTCTGGGAGGCTAGTACGCTTAACGCTACTGCCGCCGTCCATGGGACTTGCGTCTAGGTGGTTGTTCACCAGGTTGACCAGCTGGGTTAGAGCCCGGATTGGCTTCTGTTCGCCATTGATACCAGCCTGGGCGTCATCAAGGACCTTGTTGATAGCAACATCTTCAGGTTTCTTGCTGTCCGCTGGGTGCTTCAGGCGCAATTCGGAGACCACTGTTTGTAGCTCTTCTGTTGGGATGCCTGTGCCGACCGCGATTGTGCCCAGGGGGCTGCCGTCTGTGGCGTTGCCTGTCATACCTGCGAGGGTGCTAACGATGTTGGCGTCTTCTGCCTCTTGGGCTGCCTTGGCTGCGGCATCGTCAGCCTTGGCTTGTTCTGCCTGCTGTTTCTCCAGGGCTGCGTCTGCGATCAGGGATCGACCCGTGGGCCTATCCTGGCCGGTGAGCTTCTCGAGCTTCTTAACAAAGCGATTAACTTTAGAGCGGCGACCTGTGACTGCGTCTAGCGCGCGACCACCTAAAACAATGCCTGCTGTAGCGGGAATACCAAATTGTGTAGCACCGGCAACACCGCCCAGGACGTTCAGACCACGGTAGATGTTAAAACCACCACCACCGTCATTCTGAAGTGGGTTTAGGAAGTCAGTGAACTGGCTGATGCCGCCCTTGGTGCCATCTGCAAATAGATCTGTAAGGACATTACCCTGGGCAAATAGATTACTCAGTTGCTGCGCTTCCATACTTTCGGCACCCAAAAGACGTGTCATCGCCTGGGCGTTCTCATCAGTAACTTTAGATTTGACCTTGTTCTTGCCTTGGCGGACGGCTGTGGTTGCTGCGGCGTAGTCCTCAAGTAGTTGATCTAAGGTCTCTGCGTTTTTAGGGCTCAGTCGCTTTCTGACGCCGGGCGCGCCAACGATAGCCTTTACCTGGCCAGAGATCTGCTCATGTGCTGCCTCTAGGGTCTGCTTTGCGGCACCCTGGGTGGTTACGTCCTTGAGGTTGAGACCTTCAGCATCTGAGATTGAACGTAAGAGGCGCGCTAGATCTGATGCGGCTGCTTTATACTTGCCATCTTCTTTATTATATCGCCTTTGCCAAAGAGAGTTACCGGCGACCAGGGCTTCTGGAGCGGCAGATACACCACCGGCGAGGGCTTCTGTGACTGTGTCTTTGACGCTAAAGTCATCACCGACCGCCTTGGTGGCAAGTGCTTCTCCCCCACCCTCGGTTCCCATCTGAACCGCAACCTGCCGGGTAAGGCTTTTCTTAAAGAACTCACGCGCAACAAGGCCCTGGCCTGCAAAGTCGGCTGCCGCAATTACAACACCACGGGTAACGCCTCGAGAATTCGCTTCATCCATCAACTTTGGGTCTTTAAACATCTTTCGGACGGCACCCTGGTCCGAGAGGTCAATGCCATTCTCTTCTAGGAAACTAGCAACTTCATTGCCGTACTCTCTGGCAAAACCACCAGACCCCATGACAATGGCACCGGCTTTAGGTGATCTGGTTAATAGAGAGGTTGTCAGACCTGCCACAATCTGAGCGCCGCTTTCAGCTGCTGTCTCACCTATAAACTCTACGAAACCTACAGGGTCATTTGTTACTGTACTAAGCCAACCCTTCCAGGTGTCTGGGGCATTGGCTAATTCTTCGGCATATATACCACCCTGAACACCCCTTGGGATTGCTGCGGCTTCGTCTTGTAAATCACCGGCGTATTTGGCGTTAGTTTTGACACGCCGAACCATGCTGTCTAAATCTTCCTGTGACTTCGATGTTACATTCTCGGCGTTTTTGAGTCGCTTATCTAAGGTCAGGAGGTAATTAACCTTTTCTCCTGGTTTGAGATTGTACCTGTCCTGTAGCGCATCAACACTGCGACGCCCCTCTAGGGTGTTTACGTCCAGGTTGACGCTTCTACCCGCCATGGCCTCTAAGGGCACACGGGTTTTCATTAGCTCATCGTAAGCCAGGGCGTTGACACCACCTGGCCTCTGTAGCTGGTCAGCGTCTTGCAATTTCTGGATGTCAGCCATGGCTAAGGCCGTTGGTGCGGCTGCATACGTCTGGATAGCGCCACGCTTCAAAGCCCGACCAATAGATACACCTTCTGGGTTGACCTCGGGTTGAGGGGCTGCGGTAGTTGGGGTAGTTGTAGGACTGTAGTTTGCTTTGGCAAAAGCCATTGCGCCCTCACGGTCAGGCCCACTCACGGTTTTGATTTGCCCGTCAGGCATTCTGATCTTAAAGTCTGGCATGTGAAATCCTAGTGTGAGTTAGTCTACGAAGGAGAAGTCGCCAGGTGTAGGCGTTTGGCCTGGACCAAAGTTACTTGTGGTTCCATCTGAGTATGTACCAGTGACACTGCCGCCGTTCATGTTCACGTTCATAACTCGTATGGCCTCGGCATAGTCTTGGACCCACCTACGCCAGATATCTTCCCCAGCAATCCAAGGGGGCTGTGCTGAACTAAAGATAGCCATTTCTTTCTCAGAGATAGCACCCTTAGTCTGAGCAACGTAAGACAGCGTATTGTCTACTCTGAGGGATGCAATCTTGAGCCTTATATTCTCGCGCTCATTGCCCGTAATTTGATCCCATGGGCGCTTGAGGTAGCTACCCAGACCGACGACGCCATCGTGATCGTCGAAACCCTGTAAGACCGCCATCGCTGTCCGATACTTTGCAGCGGCTACAGCGTTTTCTCCCGTCAGATTTGTGTCAGGCTTATTAGCCTTAGCATTAGCAGAAGCCTGGGCATCCATACGTCTCTGGAGCTCGACCCTACGGGCCTCCTCGAGAGCTTGGGCTTCTGCCTCAGCCTGGCGGTTGTAGTCCATGATGTTGCCATACTCTTGGCCGGCAGCTGCCATGCCTGCGTTTAGGCCGTTACCCTGCTGGGCACCCATGGCTGAACCCATGCGTATCATGCCCTCGCCCATCATGTTGATCTTCTGGGGATCCATTGAATTAGGCATCCGATAGGATCCCCTGGCGTTGCCAGTCTGGAGGGCTGGTCGGGGGTTATTTGGTTGGTTTGGGTCCATGAGGACTGGCTGTCCCTGGTTGTAGGGAATACCGGATAAGGTGTTTGAGCCCATCTGGAGTGCTGGAGCATCTTGGTGTGTTCTGCCTGGCATTATACTGCCGTCCGGCATTGTGTGTGTGAGTGCTGAATTTGGGTATGCCATATTATATACCTCCTATGCCATTCCGAAGGGGCGCGATGGTGGGACATCTCTGCGCGTAGGGGCAGTATCGTTTTGAGGGAAATACTGATTTGCAAATCCAAAGCCCTGCATAGCACCAGACATAGCGCCCTGGGTGCCACTGTAGTTGTTAGGTTGGACAGTCGGGCTCGTAGGGGCCTGACCCAACATTCCAGCTTGGTAGTTTAGGCGCTGGTTCATCTCAAAGTCTCGTTGGCGCTCAAAGGCTGCCTGCTGATCAATGAGGTTGGCTTGTTCATAACCTTGCAGTGAGTTACCGGCGTTCATGCCAAAGTTAGCACCCTCACCCAGAGTGTTCATGCCGGTGGTGTAAGCATTAGCGATACCCTGGTTTGCATTGCCAGCATTGGTCAAAGCGTTTGCCTGGTCACTGAACTGAGTGTTCTGTTGGTTGAGGGACTGGGTGCGTAAGCTGTCCATAACCTGGGAACTGACATCAGCGCGTCGGTCATCAAAGGCTCGGTTGGCTACGGCATCAGCTACGCCAGCGCGGCTGGAGTTTGTGTTACCTGAGTTACTCGCTGCTAGGTCGATGCCTGTCAGAGTATTCTCTTGTAGGTTACGCCGATCGTCGCGCATTGCAGCTGCGACCAGGGGATTCATATTGTTCATTGCGTACTGGTTAGCAGCACCCATGCGATCGTTCTGGGCGTCCTGGGATAAACCCTGGAACTGGTTATACAGCTGGTTAGAGTTGGCGCCAAAACCGGAGTTGGCATTCATCATGCCCATACCAGAGTTCTGCATGCCCATACCGTAGTTGCCCATGTTGGTCGCAGTGCCAGTCTGGAACGGGTTGGTGCCTGCTAAGGTTTGACCACCGTAGGCACCTTGGCCTAGTGCGGTGTTGAGGGCACCTTGGCCTCCCGCGAGGTTAGCGTCGACATATGGTTTGTATTGATTGAAGCCAGCCATTGATGCTGCGGTTGAATTGTCTTGTGCCCTGGCTTGCTCGCTTGCACCCTTTTTGCCCAGTACGCCACCAATCACGGATGCGCCTATTTGTGCAGTAAACGGATCAATACCCATTTTGTTACTCCGATTTCTTTATTTGATAGAGGTGTCTAATGAGGCCCCCTTCGCATGGGACATCTTCCATATGCGTGAAGCCAAAAAGTCTTAAGAATTTGTGGTGCTTGTGGTCATCATGAGCACTCAATGTGTAAAACTCTTGTGTGTCCGATAGCTCTAGTAGGTTACTAAAGTCGGTGTGTAGCCTACGTTTGAGGGCTGCTGACCACTTAGTGTAAATATCACAATGTATATACGTTAGCCCTCTACATTGCTCTAGTGACACCGTGTACTTGCCAGTGCGACTAATCACGGGAACCCTATGGCTCAAACAGCCACCCAAGCTGTGCCATTGTAGACAACTAGCCCCTGTGTCCCATTGCTTAGTGGGTTCCAGGGAGACACAGCATAGCGAACCATGC